AAGTGATAGGAATTAAACAGGTTTTACTCGGGAACCAGGCGCTTTTGACGCCTTGTAAAGGACATCATTCCACCCCGGATGAGACTTTTTGAGTTTGTCATAAACTTCTCCAAGTTCTCCAGAACTCGGTGCTGTTGATGGATCCGACCAATCCCTCTGCCAATCAGGATTGTCTTCCTTCCACTGATCCCATTCATGAACGCTGAGAACAACATTTTTTTGTTCGCCAGTCTCTTTATTAATAACAGGGTATGTTGCCATGTGTAGAATTATGTATACAAATATTTAGACCCACTCAAGGGCTTCGGAGACAGAGGGAAACTGCTCAATGAAAACTTTCTTACATGCTTCAGCAATGTCCATATGCTCCTTCTGAGTTCCGTTAGCAGATCTCAGAGTAATATAATGGATCCATGACCTGCATGAGCCCGTCATGTAGATTCTAGTGGGCGTGCATAACGGAAGCACCATTCTTGCACATTCCTTTGCCACTCCACGACCCAACATCTGCTTATACAGTGCCATCGAAGAATCGAATAGAGTCTTCATTTGCATCTCCATTTTTTGAACCTCAAAAGGATCGAGATCGTCAATAGAGTTCTGACGGTTCTTATCATCCTGGCGACGAAGTGCAGGTAGAGGAATTACATCTCCCAGCAGAGAAGAATCTGCATAGCGTTGCGAAAACTCTTGATATGTGAACGAACGATGACGTAGTATTTGGGCCGCGATTGCCCGTGTAGTTTGAATCTCAAGAGTCATTGTAGATTGTTCAAATACACTCCAATGATTATGCTTGATACAATACCTTAAGAGACCTGCAAATTTATCATTGTCCTGATTTGCAGGATTAGAGACTCTGGCAATGTAAGCCATAGTCTGCTCCGCATCGGGAGTAACAGAAATCAGTTTTACTTGTTCAGTCATCGTCATCCTCAAATACTTCGTCGTAATCAATTATATAGTTTGATGGGGGATCATCAAAATTCTCCGCTTTATAAGCATCAATGTCAGAATAAACTTCTGACTTTAGACACTCTAGCACAGATTCAAGATTTCTGATGATCAGTTTTAAACTCTCTTTATCCATGAATATGAGTTATGGTATAGGTATATTAGCATAAAAAAAGAGGGGTCGTCAACCCCCCTCTTTGCGAAATTAGACTTAGCTTAAGATCCTCCTACAAATTCTTTTACATGTCGCTTGGTCAGTATCGCATTCTATAAGACAATTATAATAATCATTGATCAGATCAGATTCCTCCATGGAACGGTCCAAGGTTTTCGTCAATCGCTCTACACTTTGTTTCCAACCCGCCAATTGATTATATGAAATAAGATTGTGCATAATGTCCTCCATTACACTATAAAAAGGACATACCAACATACCAAAGAAGTTTTAGTTACATAAGGGTGTCCTCTCTTTCAATTCTATCATATCTATACATGTTTGTGTTAATTCACTAACATTTGTAAATTTGTCATATAAAGACAAAAAAAGAGAGGGTTTGTAACCCTCTCTTTATAGTTCACTTGGTGTAAGTCTTACCACGATAGCAGAATGTACCGTGTGTTTCCTTACTCTCTACACAACGAGTATCATACTCAACACCACGATATGCGGTATGAGTGATTTGTGCATCGTGCAGTGCAGCAGCTTTGGTGATCTGCTTTTTGATGAGATTTAAGGTGTTCATTGTAGGTCTCCTAAAGGATGGGATTTGAGCCCCGTTCCTTCAGTCGTTTGCGTCCCAGTAGTGATTGCATTCTGGCACATAGTCCTTAATGGTCTCGACCAATTCTAACTTCCACTCTGCCTCTAGATGCTCATGCTTTTGAATGCGTAGCATTATAACATCAGCATCTGCACATGACATTGTGGTTGATAGTAGCAATTCTATCATGGGATGAACGCTCCGTTCCGCGACTTACTTGCGTCCCACAGAAATGGGATGAACGTACAGGTATTATATACCCTATAAAGTATATAGTCAAGTAGTTTTGTATTGTATGTTACTACTATTTTATTCTTCACATATATAACCATCTTCTTGACCATCTCCCCTACTCGCTAAAAAGTCAGAGAGACTATTTTGATGTTGGTCTTCCACATATTCTTCTGGATTATTTTTATAATACTCTTCTACCTCCTGGTCATATTCAGTCCAGTCAATCTTTGGTTCTTTGCCATCTATACGATTAACTTCATGGATGGAAGAATTAGAAAGTTTTTTGATCTTCCTATATTTTTTTGATAATTTAGAAAGTTCATCATCAACATGATTGCTCTTATTTAATTTCTTTCCAAATCCATTCATGAAAACATTCCTTTAGTATTCATATAGTTGAGAGTCTCTTTCAAGGTTCCTCTGAACATACCAATAGAGATCATGGGATACTCAGCCTCATCACCAAACTCATCTCTGAATTGTTTTTCAGTAAAGTGCTTATCCAGATTATATACAACAACTTCATCAAGATGAACAGCACTCAAAAGAGATGCTGCCCTCTCACATTCTTGACTGCCGTTACTATAAATCGCTGCTGTTGTCATTTCTTCTTATGGTTGTATTCGATTACAATTTTTTCATGTTGGGTGGTTCTATCAGAGCAATAATAGTGCTTTGCTTCAGCACCCAAGATCTGACAGATATTATCTATTTGTTTCTCAACAGTAACTTTTCTAAAGTTGTCGTCAATCACGTTGCCTCCAATCGTCAGGTTTATCTCTTTGAAACCAATCTACAATTTCATCTGCACCATCGAACCCCGTCTTGTGATTGGATGGGTCGGGGTCTCCTATTCCCATCCTATTCATAAAATCATCCATACTACCTTCCTGGATGTCCTGAGATGCTTGGCGTCTTGCTTTCTGCAACCAGTCTCTGGCAAGTGTATGAGCCTTGGCAAGTTTTTCTGCCCAGATCATATCCTCTAGGGGAACCTCTTCTTTGTTCGCAATACATCTGCAAATGGACTCAAGTCTGAGTCTGTATTGGGTGGAGAGCATGTTACTTCTTTCGGAGTTTAGATTCTAAGTCTGTTGCTTTTTGAAATTCCGCATAAGCATCTTCAGATCGCTCATGAATAATATCCATAAGATCGGTATAGATCACATCAGCATCAACATAGTTGTCAAAATATAGGTCTAGTGACTCTTTTAGATACCTTTTGCGGGTCCACTCAGGCGAGTATGGTTTATACATGATATTGATGATACATGGTTAAAGCATAGTACTATTTACTTTGGTTGTCAAGTCAATGGTTTACCATGCTTATCAACCAAACCAAGTTTTTTGATTTGAGAAATATTTGATTTCTCATTTTTCTTGATCTTTTTATATTCCTTGATAAGTTTGTCTACCTCATCATTAGAGATGTTGACTTTTAACTGTTTGTCCTCCTCTTTAGAGACAAACCCAAGGCCTGATGACTTCATTTTTTCCTCAGAGTCAACATAGTCATTAATGACTTCTTGAATTTCATCTCGGATGAGTTCATTTATTTGTGCTTTGAGAAATTCGTCACTCATTTTCTTTTCTTTTCTTTCTTAGGTTTTTCTCCCCACAGTTTGGGATTGACTGTTCCATATCCAAAATCAATTTTCTTTACAGAATCCTTTCCATACATGTCATAGTAAAGATCAAACAGTCTAACGACTTTACCACATCGGGTAAGATCGATATGCTCCTTTCCATTTACAACATACCAAATCAATCGTGCATCAGTAGGAAAACTTTTATCATTTGCTCGATCTAAAGTTGTCTTCTCCAATAGAATTTGGCACCCATAACTCTCTGGCGAAATGTTGGTGGTTTCGTGTCCGTATTCCGCCATGTCCTCTTTTTGTTCTTGGTCCTTTTCTGCTACTACTGTCATGAACGACCGCCCCACTGAATATCAGGATATGCTTCCTTTACAACATCAACAGTAATTTTGTACTTGTCTGATAGTTTTCCATCTTTGACAAGGCAAATAACTTCTGATTCTTTGGGGTGAAGACCCTCCAGAAGATTGATAAACATCATCTCTCTACGGATGGTTGAGAGTGTGTTATTACCTCCTTGAACATAGTGATAGAGGTTCTGGTACTCACGACGCAAAGAAGTTCTTCCTTGTCCTTGTAAGTCCTGTTTAGTAGCAGCTTCACCACCTCCTGCCTCTCTTGAGAGGTTATCGGAAAGAGTGCCAGTATAAACATTCTGATCTTTCACATCACCATATGGAACTTCACCTTCAGGAAGAAGAGAAATCACAGACTCATCAAAGTTCCATACAAAGATTACTTTTAGAGAATCATGCTCATACTTTTTCAGTGCCTCCACCTTCTTTGCCTTGGTTCTTTGCTTAGAAACAACTTCAAGGACCTCAAAAACAAAAGGATTTGTAGGGAGATCTGGAATAGGTGTGTTTGCTGTCTTTGGTTTTGCCACTCTTTTTCTTGTAGTGGTTTTAGACTTATTCGTTGTCGTCGTAGTCTTCGTCGGGCTCATAATCGTTTTCAAATCTTACAGCTAAAATTTCATCGGGGAGCATGTTGCCATTTTGATCAAACATCTCTGGATGCATTACTGGTTGCTTAGCCTTGTTTAGAAAAGCATAGACCAGATCATTTCCAAACCATCCTACCATAAGTCCGATAAAAAAGGAACCAATGATTCCTGCTCCACAAAAAAATAAAATATAAGGGGTTGCTGATTCCATGTTAGACCTCCTGAGAGTTTGTCGTCTTTTTTACATCTATGTGAAATTCAAAGTAAAAATGAAACTCTCTCTTGAGGATGGAGATCATTTTACCAAACTTCACTTGAAAAGTTTTTGGTCTTGGTGCTCCCCTCCTATTTCTTAATAATAATTCAAACCCACGATTTATGTGGGAATCTTGATTATTTAGATTGCTTTTTTCTTCGTCCAGGTTTTCGGTCATTACTATACCTCCATGCATCCTCTAAGATTCCATACAAATAGTTTTTAATCTTTCTTGCTTGAGGTTTAGGGATATGACCATAACCCTCTCTCAGTTGTTTGTGTTCACTATCAGCACCACCCTTAAGATACTCATCGAGTTCCATTGTCAGATCACTAAGTTCAGCAGCAGTAGAGCTTTCAATAAAAGAATCCACTTCGTGCTTTTTTACTTTACTAGATTTCAAGTAATCATAAAACTTTAAATTCATCTGACCATCAAATGCATTATCGATTGCATGTTCAACAAGATCATAGATGTCGATGAGATTTTGTTCCATTAGACTAATTTTTGCTCCCGTAAGTATTTTACCGTTTCGGTGCATCCACCGATTATATTTTCATCCTTAAGCACTCTTGG